ATCAACCGCGTATTCGATGAACTCGAAGTAACAGCAATGGGTGATTCATCACACAAGTTCGTAAAGGGCTTGGAATCATCTACTGTCACAATCGACTTCCTCAATGACACAGCATCAGCAAATGTTCTTGCAACATTGCAGGCTGCATGGGGTACAACAATCACAGCAGTATTCCTACAGACAAAGGGAACAGCAGTCTCAGCGACTAACCCTCTGTACACAGTCTCATTGCTAGTCAATAACACAACAGACATCAATGGTGCTGTTGGCGATATCGGTACTCAGTCAATCACATTCACTGCTAACTCAACAGTTGCAGTAGCCACAACAGGCACATTCTAAACAACTAAACAAGGGGGCTAACCATGGCAAGACTAAAGATCGTTCGTACAGATGGAAGCGTACTAGAAGGCGAGATCACTCCAGCAGTGGAGTATTCGTTTGAGCAATACGCTAAAAAGGGTTTCCACAAGGCTTTCCGCGATGAGGAAAAGCAATCGGATGTTTATTGGTTGGCATGGGAAGTTACTCGCAGGTCAGGTGAAACTGTTAAGCCATTCGGGATTGACTTCATCGAGACACTTAAAAGTGTTGAGGTATTGGACTCAGACCCTTTAGCTTAAAGCGCGATCTTCCATTCACCTATCTAATTGCTAGGCTAAGCATTAGATTGGGGATTGCGCCACAGCAACTGTTAGAACTAGATAAGACCATGCTCGATGCATTGATGCAAGGTCTCAAAGATGAAGCAAAGGAGATCAGCGATGCGCATAGAAATACGCGGAAACGCTGATTTCCGTAAAGCATTACGCAGGTTTGCTCCAGATATCAATAAGCAACTTGTCAAAGAACTAGGGATAGCTTTGCGCCCAATTGCAAAGCAAGCACGAGGTTTTGCGCCAGCTGATAGTGAAGTATTAAGTGGATGGCGTAATCGTTCATTTAATGAAGGATTTTTTCCTACTTACAGCCAATCAACAGTCAAAAGCAAGATTGGTTTTAAGAGTTCTCCTGGCAAAGTAAACAAGCAAGGTTATTCTTCTGCTGTGACTATTTACAATGATTCGCGTGCAGGTGCTATCTATGAAGGTGCTGGTCGCAATGGAGATCAAGGGCAACCTTGGGTTGGTCCAAAAGGCGCAGGCGGACATAAGTATTCTCATTCTCGAAACCCTAAAGCAGGCGAGCAGTTTATTGCCTCAATGCCACCACTTACAGGAAGCCTCAAAGGTCGCGGTCGCTTGATCTTCCGCGCTTGGGCAGCCAATAGGGGTAAGACAGAAGGTGCAGTTATGAAGGCATTGTCAAAGGCTGAGCAAGAATTAATGCGCAGATCTAAGGCTGGAACATTAGGGAAGGCAGCATGAGCAATCAATTTGCAGAACAGATTGTAATCGGAGCCAAGGTTGATACTAAAGGCTTTAAGACAGCAGACACAGCCCTTGCTAAACTTGGTAAGACTGTTAAGAGTGTTGCTGGAGCAGTTGGTCTTGCATACGGAGCTTCTGCAATTACAGCCTATGGCAAGGCAGCAGCTAGAGCCTTTGCCCAAGATGAAGCAGCAGCATTACGCCTGAACCGAGCTGTAGAAAACTTAGGCATTGGGTTTGCTAATCCAGAGATAGCAGATTACATAAGCAAACTAGAAAAATCGGCAGCCATTGCGGATGACATTCTTCGCCCAGCGTTTCAGTCTTTGCTTACTACTACTGGTTCATTAACACAGTCTCAAAAACTTCTTAATGATGCCATTACCATTAGCCGATCTTCTGGCATTGATCTTGAAACAGTAACCAACGACCTTGCTAAAGGTTATGTAGGAGTTACTAAAGGTCTTACAAAATACAATACAGGATTAACTAAGGCAGAACTTGCCTCTATGTCGTTTAACCAGATCCTTAGTGTAATGCTAAAGCGTTCTGCTGGAGCAGCCGAGGACTATTTAGGTTCAACTGCTTATCAAATGGATGTATTGGGAATTGCTACAGGCAACGCATCTGAGATTATTGGCGGAGGCTTAGTCGATGCCTTTGCTGCTATCGGTGGTGGCACAGAAGCCAGCGATGCTGCTTATGTCATTGAATCTATTGCAACTGGAATTGCTAAAATAACCTCTGCTTCTGGTCGCGCTATTGGTGTTATTCCAACGCTTATTAAAAATCTAAAAAATCTACCAAGCCAGATCTTTTCGGGCTTTGCTGGAAAACAAGTAGGGGCAAATCTTCCAACTACGGTTAAGAAGGAAGAAAACAAACTTACCCTTACACAGGTTCAGCAACAACAGGCACTGGCTAAATTAGAAGCAGCAGCAGTTAAGCGCAACCAAGAATTACTTAGAGCGAAGAATAAGCAAGTCCTTGCAGATAAGAGCAAGGTTGCAATTGCTAAGGCAGAACTGGCACTTGGCAAGGGCACAGATGTCTTTGACATGGAGAAGATCCAACTCCTAGCAGCTGAGAAGAGTGCAGTCGAGCAGATAGGCAAGGCAACCTCACAGGCTCAACTTCTTTCAATTACTGGAGACCTTGCTCGACTACGGGTAAAGCAGGACATTATCGCTTTAGAAGATGCAATTGCTTCTAAGGATGAAAAAGCCATTGTTGCTGCAACTAACAAACTTAATGCAGATCTTAAAATCCTTGGTGCTTTGACAGGTCAAGATCTAAAATTAACAGAAATCAAATCAACCCTTGAAGCAATCGTGCCTAAGGACTTAATCAACTTGGCTAACCTAGACGATGCCATTGCTAAATTAAAGATCATCGGTGCAGGAGCAGGCACAAGTGCAGGCACAACAGCAGGCTCAACTGCTGGAACACCATCACTTCTAGAAAGCCTCGCAGCAGGCAGCTTTGTGCCTGTAGTCGCTGGAACAGGTGGAGTTGTAGGCGGTTCCACAAGTGCTGGTGCTTATGCTTCTAGCGGTTTCCCAGGGTCTGATAAGAGCTCAGTGAACATTACAGTCAATACAGGCATCGGAGACCCTAACGCCATTGCAGAAGCCATTGAAAATGTAGTTCGTGGCGCAGTTGATCGTGGAACTTTGCGAGCTAGTTAATGACTTGGTATCCAGAATGGCGAGTTACAGTAGGTGATGATGTCTATACGACTGTCACCTCTGTTTCGTTTGCATCTGGTCGCTTAGATATTGATCGCCAACCCACTGCAAGTTACTGCCAAGTAGAAATAATCAATACCACTGGCTCAGCCTTCACAGTCAATGTCACAGAACAAGTAAGCCTAGAACTTAAGAACGGTTCTGGCACTTATGTCACAGTCTTTGCTGGAGAAGTATCAGACTTCAATGTAGGCGTAAGGAGCCCAGAGGAATCAGGCTTTATTACCTACGGCACAATTCTTGGAGTAGGCGCATTATCTAAACTGACAAAGGCTGTATATAACACAGCCATTGCAGAAGGCTTAGATGGCGCACAGATCGGTGCAATCCTTGGCGAGGATCTACAGTTCTCATGGGATGAAGTAACTCCTACAGACACATGGGCAACATACACACCTACTACAACTTGGGAATATGCAGAGACTTATCTAGGCACAGTGGACACAGGCTTCTACACAATGATTGCCTTAGCTGCTAGTGCTACGGCTAAGTCGCAAACCCTTGCAGATCAGATTGCTAACAGCGCACTAGGTCAGGTCTATGAAACCAAGACTGGCTTTGTCAATTATGACGATGCAGACCACAGATCTAACTACTTGGCTGCTAACGGCTACACCTTCTTGGATGGCTCTTTCGCATCGCCTAGCTCTATCCAGTCCACTACACAGATTGGCAGATTGCGCAACAGCCTTATCTACAAATACTCCACAGGCTACGGCTCTACCTACAGTACCTCTAGCGCAGACTCTATAGCCTCTTATGGACTCTTTGAGAAGTCGGCTGAATCAAACATTAAAAACCTTGCTGATATCACTGATATTGCCACTAGAGAGTTAAGACTACGCCAAGTGCCTAAGGGGTCACTAGGAGCCATTACTTTCAGACTAGACAATCCAGACATGCCTACAGCCATGCTTAACAGCCTTATTGCAGTCTTTTTTGGTATGCCTGTGCTAATCAATAACTTACCTAGCAACCTTCTCGGTGGAACCTTTGAGGGCTTTGTCGAGAATGTTGCTTTGCGAGCCACACCTACCTTTGTCGATCTAACCCTTTACATCTCAGCTACAGAGTTCTCATTATCAACGACACAATGGGATACCGTTATCCCTAGCACAATCACATGGGCAACCACAAATGCTACACTTATCTGGAACAACGCGACAGGAGCACTAAACTAAATG